AATATTCTTCTGTAGTTTTCAGTTAGTTTATTCCATGGAGTTGATGCTTGATCACCCATGAATGCAGATGCCATTCTCGCAAAACCTTCTCTATTGGCATTAGTCCAATAATTTAGACCGTTATACATAAACATCTTGTCTGCCAATCTGCTTAATGTACCTGATGTTTTGTCAGATGCTACATAACGAGAAGATGAAGATGTAAGAACACCATCGATGCCAATACCTAACAACTTAAATGCATCTTTTTCATCGATGCCAAGTTCTCTGGTAAATGATCGTTTAAGATTTCTGAAGGTATCAAAATATGCAGAAAAAAAAGACTTCCCTTGGTAATGCATTGTCATTGCTTGCAATAGCGGATCGCTGAATGACGAAAGCATTGCTTTGCCCATGCTTGTAATAATGGTCCAGTTTTGCAGAACAGACATGTATTTGACAATGTTAGGATTACCAGGAATAAAAAAATCACCAGTAACCAAATCAATTCTGGTATTAACACCTTCTATATCAAAATCGTCAGGTTTTACCCGATAATCTTGCATTATTTGTTGTTTTAAATTTTGAAGGGTCTCTGAGGGGTCTGGTCCTAATCTTTGTATAAGAACCGTTCTATCGCTTTGAAGTTCCAATCCTTCAATCATTGCTTGAACAGGATCTTCATGACCAAAGCGTTTATTATACTGCAACCAGGAATTTGCATCTTTAAAATGCAATCGGCGCGAGGCTGACAATGCTTCATTCATTGCTAGTCCATCAACACCAGATCCAGGTTTTATAATGTTTTGGTAAATCTTCCTAAGAATACCAACATCACCTTCTGGAGCACCAAATCCATCAAAGGTTTTATCTTTGTCAAGCAAAGGCATAATGGTGTTTAACCAATCGTTGAAGCCTGCTTGTTTAATATTTGTAGGATTGTGGTATTGAGATGTTACAAACTGATTGTTGTAGATAATTGCTGCACCTGAAGCATTTGCTTCTTTAACAACACGCTGGTTTTCCAACTCAATAATCTTTGCAAATGCGTGAGCTTCCTTGTTTCCTGTTTTAGTTTTATTGGTAAACGGAAATCGTTCTCTTACAACATCTTCCTGAAACTTCTTGTTACGCATCAGCTTATGCATCTGCGTTCTAGACAATCCTGTTTCATTAAGGAATGACGTAATAATTCTGCCATGCATTAAAGAAGTTCTAGTTTCCTGTGCAGCACTTACAGAATTAAGGAATCCCTGACCTTCTTTTGTAGATCCTGTCAAAAGAATCTTCATACGAGACAATGCACTAGCTTTGTCAGTTGCTTGACTTACAAAGTTATAAGAAGTCTCAAACGCATGTTGCATTAACTGTGGAGCGTTCTGAGCTTGCTGTGCTTCAAAGTCTAAGATTGTTGCTCTACGTTCAGCAGCATCTAAAATCTTTTCAGGAGAACCCCCTTTTTTGAGATCATTGATTAGCTGTTGTGCAGCATCAGCATCCATACCATGCTCTTCTACAAGCATGTTGGAACATGGATCTAGTTTTCCTTTTCTAGCCATTACTAATTATGCATTGTGCAGCATCACGTACTGACTTCTTCATGACGTTCAGTTTTTCGTTGGTCTGTTTTGCTCTGGTTTCAATGTCTTTAATTCTTTTAAGAGCTTTTTCAGGTAGTTCTGTAAATGCAAGAACACCTTCTGCAATTCTTTGCTGAAATGTTTGAGCTTGTCCATCTTCGTCAAAGTTATATTTAAATTTTTCCTGACCATCGACACGATCCCATCTAAGATCTTCAGCATCTGGTCTAACACGTTGTATTACAGTACCTCCAGATACATTCTCTAAACTTACATCAGAGTCACTTATTTCTATCATGAGCCTTTCGTATTCAGGCTTCTTGATAGACTGTAAACGCTCAAAGAATTCATCTGGTACAAACAATCCATCATAGCCGTGAGCATTTGCTGTGTTAAGTGTTTCTTTTACTAAACCAACTTTACTCATTCCATTGCTAGATAGATCCTGATCGATGTCCATAACTTTCATATAGACTCGATCATCCATTGTTTTAGAACCAAAAGTCTTTATAAATCCTGTATCATCTGCTGTAGTCAACATTCTTGTATTTGCGTAATTAATACCTTTGGACGCATGTGGTTTTAAATCTGGTGTTCTACCCATTTCTAAATCATCCATCGTTTTAGCAAGTTTTTCTGAATGTAAGTCTGCATCTACTTTGCTAAGTCTTTTATTCATGGACTTAAATGCAGCTATAGTTACACCTCCAAGAACCCCAGATAATGCCATATCAGCAAGAACCATATTAGCATCCCATTGCTCTTGGAACTTAGCTCTTTTGTTTTTAACAAGATATTGACCAACACCAGCACCAATTGCTAAATCAGCACCATCTGCAATGCTACGTGTAACCTTAGTCATTACAGGTCTTTGTTTTAGATAGGAAGATGCTTTTTGTGCAGATTTAAGTGTTTTAGCAGAACGCATTACAGTTCTTGCTAAACCAAAATAAGGTATAAACATCAAAGGATCTGGCAATGCACCAGTTGTCAATCCACCAAACTGGACAGCATATCCTAGTCCAGAAACATTTTTAGAAAGTGCAGAGTAGTAGTTATTACGATCACTGTTTTCAGCAAGAATACGTGCTTGATCCACAGTCATTCCTTCAAACCATTTTATATTCTGTCTGTAATATTGACTGTCACGATACTGGTCTTCTAATAAAGTTTTTCCTTTAGCAGCATTATCAAACTCAAGTTCATCAAACTTTTCTTGCCACCACATGGTCCTAAATCCATAGGCCATAGAATCAGAAAACAATCTGCTTAGAGATGGTTTATAATCACCTATAAACTGATTAACTTGTTTTTCTGGTTCAATAAACTCAGGTCGTAAAATCATTTTCTAAGTTTTATATTTTCATCAACTATTTCTATTTGTCTCTTAATGCCTTGCTGTGTTTCACCTACTTTTCTCATGAGCATTCCTAAAAATGATTCATCTTCTTTAAATCTTTTATCTACCATTTCCTGATGTATGTCATCTATATCTTTATCTGGATTGGCATCAACTTTGGCTAGAAACTCATTGAGTATGTTGTATTCAATAATACCTATCCTTGTAGTAGTCCCACTAAAAAGATCTCTAAATATTTCTGGGATAACTCTCTCTGCAGTGCTTTGAGGTGTTAAAAAAAGAAAATCCATTAAACCAGGATCTACTTTATAATGAGCCTCATCTGTACCAAATGGATTAATTCTTGGTATTACTGATTCTAAAGATCGGCTTCCAAAAGGTACACGTTCAGCTTTTATTTTTGTTTCAAATCCATCAATTAATCCTTTTGCAATTGTAGCTTTATCATCAAAAAGATTTAAACTAGCTACTAACAAAGAATCTATATCTTCTAACATTGCTAGTTCAATACGCCTTCTTGCGTATCGACTATATCTTTTAAATGTCATTTTCATTCTTAATGGTGCAGACTTTTTAGGTGCTCTTTTATCATACATGTGATAGTCAATATATCCTTCATTATCAGGGGCAATAAATACACCTAAGTTACCATCATCTGTACCAAATTTAGCTGCATATTGTTGTTGTAGATTTGCAAAATTAGATTTGTTTTGTAGTTCTAAAAGAAGCTGGTTGTTAGCAAATTCTAAATCTTTGGTCGTTAGTTCTGCATGTGGAACTACAAAATGTCTTGGATATAATACATGTATATCAGCATTACCAGGAGGTCTAATCATATAGTATTGAGGCAATACCAATGTCTCTAATATGTCTTGTGCTGTAGGAACTTCTGATGTGTCTGAATAATACTGTAATGCAAATCTATGTAAAAAATCCTGTCGTTTAGTATCTTCATAATCAGGCATAGCCCAATCTAATGAATTAGAAACCATACTGGCTTCCATTTCAATTCTTGCTAAATCATCTTCATCTACATTTTTAGCTGCTAAATCTTTTTTATAAAAACTCAAAGGTTTTACAGTTGCTTCATTAAACATCCTTGATGTAGTTGCATCAATTCCAGGTAAATTAATTTTATATTTAAACTGATTAAGTTCAAATTGGTCTTCGGCATCCATGTTATCATAAACAAAATCTACGTTATCTTGTTTGGGATATAAACCTAATGGAAAATGACCTGGAAATTTGTTTTTGTGCATTGACAACTGATTTGCCAAAAAATTAGGTTGTGTAGAAGATGAACTATATTTTAAAACTTCAGTCCTAAAAAAATCAGCTTGTTGCGTTAAAGGCAACTCTTTTATGTTTTCAAATTCTTGAGGAAAAATAAGAGTGTCTTGTGTCATCTTGTAATATTTTCTTGTGATTCATAAAATTTAGCTTTTTTGGCAGCATATTCTTTTTTGGTTTGTTCAATTGATTTTTTTGTTGGGATTCCTATCGAACTATTATTAGCAGCATCAGCTAAAACTTTTTTATTGGGATCATTAAATATAGATATTTTATGATCTAGCAACCTTTCTACATTTTCAATGTAGTCAATACCAAATACCCAATATGGATGGTTAGGATCTATATTATTATGAAGTTTTTTTGCTTCTTCTAACATTCTTTTTAAACCAACCTCACCACCATATGTTTCGTAATTTTTAGAAGTGATTTCTAAAACATCATTTGAGTGATCAATTAAATTTGTTAATGCAGTAAGTTGATTGACTTCATACATGTAAACTTTATCTTTTTTAACTTTTCTAAAAGTTTCTAGTTCCCATGGTATATCAACTGAATTAGATTGGAAAAATTGTGGATTACCATAGTTGTCAATACTTACTTCATTTGTTTTGTATTGTAACCAACTGTTAGCAGATTTTCTCCAATCAGATTCAACATCGCTATAATCGATTGTTCCTGGTTGACCGTTAATAATTTTATCGTATTGAGAAGCAGTATTTTGTCCAATATTAACAAATTCTTGTTTTGTGATTGTTGGAAATTGTTTTTGTTTATTTTTTAATTTTTCTTCATCTATTTTAAAAACGGATGTTTGTTTTCCATTTTTGTCATAAGTAGATTCAATAGAACCTAAACTTTGTGCGAAGTTTTGTAATTTAGAAGGATCAACATCTTTTGAAGCTTCATCCATTACAGAAAGTCCAGTATCTCGATTTATAGCAAATGCTTCTCCACGTAATTGTCTAGATAACTCACTAAAGTATAATGGGCTTATTCCAAGGCTTGGATTTTCTGCCTGTTGTTGAATTAAATTATAAGCTGACATTCTTGTTTCATTATCTTGTGATGCAAGCATCCGCATAATTTCTTGCCTAAAAAGCCTTTTAGCTCCTTTTTCTTTTATTTCATCTACTTTTATGCCTAACGTAGGACGTAAACTTTCAGCATATGTTCTTAATTCCTGTACTCTTGTTTGCAAAGGCCCATCAGCAAAAATAAGGTCTTGTTCTTTTTTTAATAGTGCTTGTAAAGAATTGTCTTTTGTATTAGCAGAAGCTTTCTGCATATAGCTTTTTCTAATCCTGCCAATACTGTTTTGTATAATCAGTTTTCTTTTTTTCTGATAACGATCAGATCTTTTAGCAGAGTCAGATTCTTGTATGCTGTTAAGTTGAGCTTCTAATGACTGCAGTTCTCCATTGACTGTAGATATCCCTTTGTTTGTTTGTGAAAATGCAAAATATTCTTCATCAGCTTTTTTATCTATTTCATTAGCCAAAGTTTCTAGGTCATTGTTTTCATCTTGAATCTCAGCATCACGAAAAGCTTTTGCAACAATAACCGATGCTTGTGCAACATCGTTTAAAGATTCTTGTTGTTGACGAATAAGCTGAACACGTAAATCCTGTTCGTTTTGTATACCTTGACCACCTTCAGGAACAAATAGATTAGGTCCTGCAGATGGATTTATAGATCTTTGTTGTTGAAAGTTAAGTCGCATTATCTTCCATATTGATTGGTATAAGGACTACCAACACCCATTCCTGAACCAGCACTGCCTGAAGATGTGGTTGTAGATCCTCCCATTCCATATCCCATTGAAGAACCTAATGATGCGCCCATACCGGCAAAATTAGCTGCACCTCCAAGTCCTGCAAGAAAAACACTTTCATTACGACTTCGTTCTAGTTGAAAAGCACTATCTTCGTATGAATTTGCTTGATTCATATAAGACAGATATTGTGCTTGTCCTTGATCAAAGAAGTCTTGTGTACGTGATTCGACCTGATTCCTAAAAGCATTCATCTCTGCTTGGTTTTCAGTATCTTGTGCAATAATGACATCCCATGTTGTTCCAGAATCTGCTACTGCTCCAGATCCTCCAATAGATGCTCTCATTGATCCTATTCTTTGTGCATGAGATCTTGCCATTCGACCAGTTTCCAACTCTGCAGATAACGCAAACCGATTACCTTGTGCATAGAATCCTGTTCTAGCATTCATGCCATTTCGACGAGCAAGTTCTGCTTGTCTTTTTAATGCATCTTTTTGTGCAGAAATCTCACGGTTCTTACTATACATACTTGTAAGACCACCTATAACTGCTGCTCCTGCTATAATTGCTGGTAATGCCATTATTTATTTACAAAAAGAGTCCAATCTTGACCGTCTGCAGATTTAAGAACATTGCATCGGTTGTTTAGTAATTTGTAATAAGGAGAAGTTGGTTCACAAGGCATGATGTAACGATCAATGCGGTTGTGTCTCATCAATGCATCCAATGATTGATATGCCAGTAACGAGTCTTTCATAGATGCTTTTTGAGAATGCATCCACCAATAGACAGTTGGGCTTGTCAAACAGAATGCACCAATAACTTGGCCTCCTTTGGTTACAAAATGAGTAGGTGCAATAAGATGTTTATCACCATCACTTAGTCCTGCATCTTTTACATGATCTAGGTCCATATCATCAGTTATGGGCCAAACTTGTACGTCAGTTATCATTGGTTTCGTAGTCCAGTTCTAGGGCAAGAATGTTTACTGGTAAGGAATCGTCCATTTGGATTTGAAACTGTGCATCTGTAAACCCTTGGCTGATAGGCACAAGTTCTTCGACTCCAGTTAATAACGTAGGTGGATCTCCGTAATTGTCAGATACGGTTCTTGTAACAAGTTCAGAGATCGTATTATCTGCTTCTGAAGCAGGATAAACTCCGTATTTTATGTTTGGTGTTCTATGTAATTTAACCCATGCTCGATGCAATCTTTTCTTGTTACCAATCCTGACATTGCCTCCAGGTCCAACTGCTACTGGTAGAGTAACAAGCTTAGATTGATAACCTAGTCCTGCAACTAAGGTTGTATAATTAGAAGTTGCACCTGAATCAGCAGTTGCTGAAGCTACTGTTTTATCATCCAACTGAGCACCATCACCTAACATCTTTACTGACAATCCTTCTAAGTGTCCTAATCCAGTTACAGTTGTACCATTAGATGCGACTACATGACCATCCATAAATCGAGATGCATCAATCGCTTCTTCCTGCATCCAATCTTCTAAAACCTCAATAGTCTCTATTATAGTATGAGAATTAGATCCATCTGCTGTTGGTATGGTTCTTCTAACCAACATCCATAACTGGTCTTGATCTTCATAAGGAATTGTTGCCATATCTACAACAACACCATGAGTCTGATCTGTTGTTAGATATCCTGTAGGATCACCTCCTCTCGTATTGGAATATTCGTAAGATCCACCAATTTTGTGCCTATGCCATGCAACAATGGAGTTCTGAGGAATGTATGTAACACAGCTAATTGCTCCTGATCCATCTCGAATCCAATTGGCATAGTTTGGTATAGCAGTAGAGATAATCTGTTTTCCCTTATCATCTAGAATATCATTAGAACGGATAGTGACATCAAAAGATTTAGCTGCAGAAGAGACATTACCAAAGTTCACTAAACGTACTTTGACACCTGATCCCTCGACATAGATAACATTCTCATCGACTGCAACAGCATTGACTGTTTTTTCTGCAGGCTGAGTACCTTCTCTTCTGATTGTAAAATTGGTTGGTGTAATGGTCAGATCTTGTTCAGATCCATAGACTGCATAGATACCACCAGTTGTTCCTGCTAACAGTTTTTCTTGTGGTATAAGAAACTGAATCTCGTCAACCGTTCCAGAATCAAACGTAAACGTCATGGCATTAAACGATAATACCTGTTCGCCTATGATTGATGCTCCTGAAGCAGTTGTTTGTCCTGTAGCCGATCCTAACGATTCTGAAGGACCAAAATTGTAGAAATCATTGGTCTGAGAGAAATATACAGTTTGTGGGCTATGATCGACTCTGGCAAATACTAATCTTTGCTGAAATAGCGTAACAAAATGGGGATAGTTGCCTGTATACCATTGTCCTAGTTTCCAATCTCTTAAATTAGAAGTATAAGACTGAGGAATGTCTGTTTTTGCAGTACATACAGCATTATTTGAAGATATTGACTGTATTTCTACATGGCCCCAATAAATCTGTTCGTTTCCTAATGTATTAATCCTGAATAATCGACCAGCATCCGTTGCAGTATCAGTCCAAATGCCAGATGCAGATTGTGTCAGCGTAATACTGCTGTTTTTTCGGTAAAAATAAGCTTTTACAGTAGGTTTTTGGTTATTGGCAAAGTCTAATGGAGCACCACCGACTGTATTTGTAATTTTAAAAGTGTTTGCGGTGCATTGAGTCGCAAAATAATCACCATTTGCTGGTGTACCACCAAATATTGTTATAGTTGCAGTAGAACTTGTTGAACCTGGATCTGTAAAAACAACTGTATCATTTACATCGTAACCAGATCCTGCTGTTGTTATCTCAAATGTAGGATTTCCACTAGCATCTGTTGTAATTGTTGCTTTTATGCCTGCTCCAGAACCAGTAGTGCTTGTTTGTGCAACATCTTGATGAGTTTGATTAGCTTGAAAAGCACCACTTAAATTTCCACCTGAAGGTGTTTGTCCTGATGTTGCAGATGCTGAGTATTCTGAAGTGCATCCTGACAAATTAATCTTCATTCCATCTTGAAGACCATGGTTCTTGTTCTGTAAATAAGAAAAAGTCTGAAGATTGTCTGTAGGTTGTGGAACAGATGTTCCTGAATTACTCCAATAATAAGCATTATCACATTCACCAACCCAACCTGTTTCATTGATTCCTGATGGTAAAGTCGCAGTACCAGAAGTTATGGAAATCGTTGTATCTACTGAAGTTCCATCTGCTAATTCCTGTGAATTAAAATAAGGTCCGTCAAAAAATGTAATTGCTGATATTGTCCAGTTTGTTTCATCTGTTGCATCATAAACCAGTTGCTGTGGTGGTACGTCTGGACTGACTAAAAATAAAAATGATGCCGACTGTACGTAACGAATAGCATTGATTTTAGCAGCAGTATTGAATGGCGTAGATACTTCATAAACAGATCCTCCATCCATTACTGGAGCTTTGTTTTTAAAGAATCTTATATAGCCATTAGAACCAGTATAATAGCCAAATTCTAAAACGTAGTTGTTGTCACTACCAAAACCTATGGTAAATGGAATAAGCTTAACTGCAGCAGCATTATTAGCTACGCCAGCAGCATTAGGCTTTGATCTAGCAACAAACTGAGTTCCTGGTCTTCTTGCTAATCCACCATTTGGAGTAACAACAAAATTTGTTAGCTCTGATGCAGATTTAGAATACAGTTCCTCATCAACAAATCCCTGAGATTTGACAGCAATCTGTCCACCCCAGAAGTTTGTTTGAGTTTGGGTTACTCTCATACTACGCCGTTAGCAGTAGAAGCAGAGAATGGTTTGAAGTTACCTGAATAAGTTCGCGTCCTTGACTCAACCCATTCATTAGATTCAATAACATCTGCAGTACCGACTTGTGCATCAATACTTCTAGCTTCTGATAGCACTTGCTGATACTTACCAAGCATTAGATCTCTAATCTGTGCCTGACCTGTTAGATCCATAGCAATTTCAGATGCCAAAGACATTGCTATTGCTTGAACCAGTTGTGCATCAAAGTCTTGAGTATCGTCTATACTTGTTGGTCTTTTGATGTATTTGATTTTTGCAGTAGTTGCATTGGTAAGAAGAAACTGACCTTCTACTTTGAATGGATAATCAAAAACGTCACTTTCATAAAGATTTAAGACTCTTAGAACAATCGTATTATCCAAAACATAAGCATAGTCATACTCAAATGGAGGAGTATAACTAGCACTCTGAGATAATGTTGTTCTTCCTGTCATACAATTCCAAGGATGAGCACGAAGGACAGCATCCCTAACGTCTTCAAATCTTAATTTACAAGCCCTAGCTCTAGCATTAGGATCGTCAAAAGACGTTATTGTTCCATCACCAATATTGTTTAAGGCAATATTTGATATCTGAATTGCGGTTGCCATCCTTCTCCTTTACGTCAGTCTACTGTGTACCAAACACAGCACTTGATTGTGCCAGTATGGGTATTTGATCCTGTTGACACAGAAGTAGTAATAACTACATCAGTTTGAGCAGTTATTTCTACTCCAAATGAAGCTGCACTAGCGTTTCCACCAACTACAGCTGCATCGCTTGCCATTTGAACCATTTGACCATCCACAGTCATTGCAGTAGCAGCAATAAATTTGTCAGTATCGCCAACAACACCAACAGCTAATTTATTATTAGCAGTAGTATTTGTTGAACTTACTAATACATTCCAAACCCTTGCTCCTTTAGGCAATCGACCGACATAAATGGTTGAGTCTTTTGCCAATGCAGATGCAACATACGTGTCATAAATAACACGCATACGGCCTCCATTTTCAGAGACATTAACCATTTCTTTAGGATTATTTTGGTCATACTTCGTAAAGTTGACTCCGTATACAGTTGCCATATCAGATCTCCTTTCTTATACGCATGAAATCTGTACGACACGCTTTTCTTCCAAACGAGTCGCACCAATGG